TATATTATCCTCCTGTCAGTTGGGGCGCTGGTTACACGCCATATACGGCCGCCCGATACGTCAGGATGCCGCGAATTGTTCCTCCCGCCGCTGTCCCGGCTGCTGTTTTAATGTGCAAACCGAATAATTTCTCCGTTTCGACCGGCGCCACCATCGGGAATAGGGTTGACCGCGCTATACCGCCGGCTTGTGCGGCTGTCGATCCGGAAATCATAACTTCATCGACCTCCGGGGGGGTAGCGGCCTCGTCAATACCGCCGCCGTTAAATACTATTGCGGGCGACCCGCTATCGAGATCATCAACAATCAGCGTGAAATCCAACGGGATGCCGCCCGGCGGTAGAATGCACAGAGCTACAACCGCCTCATCCACGTTTTCGGTATCGGTGATTTCGTAGGTGCCGTCGCTGACGTATACTTTACCCTGCTCAACAGGGTAAACAGCCGGTCGTTGCCCGGCCACATTGTCAGATTTGAGTATAGCCATGATATTTTCTCCTTCCAGTAGTGTAACGAGTTAAGGCGGGAACTCATGCAAGCCCCCGCCTGTTGATCGGTTTGGATTACGTTCCAGGCTGTTTGGCCGCTGAGTCGATTGCCATGACGCCGAAATCGAGGCTGTTGAACGTGACCTTCGTCAGCCCAAAGATGGTATGAGTGCTGACTACAACCTGGTTTCCGTTGTCTCGCGTTTCCTCGTGCCATCCAAAACGCAACCCGGTTCCCGCAGTGCCAAAAGCCAGAACCGCGGCCTGTGCGCCCATGAACAGCCCGCGAGCAGCCAAAACGGCACCGCTGCCATAATCGTTAAATCGGATTACAGCCTGGTGCTCATGCAAAACGACGTTGTTGTACATGCCTAAACCGCCCTGGAAGATCGGGTTTTTGCGTCCCTCAGCAGCCGCCGCGGCTTTCTGGATATCGAGCCACGTCCCCGTCCCGGTCGCAGTTCTGAGGTCATGCACCTGCCACGGATTCATCACCAGCACGAAATGCTTTTCTCCGCCAATGAGGATCGGCTGGATCTTGGGGATGCCCTGGACCCCGCCGCCCATCATGGACGCAGCGGCAACCGCCATGTCGATATACTTCAACTGCATGACATCGCCCGCTACCATTGCCCCCTTAGACCCCGCCGTATCGGTGTAAATGATATGGTGAGCATCCGGAGCCGCCAACGCATTGCCTGAAAAGCCGGTGTAGCTTGTCGGGAAAATGTAGTCTTCATTGATGCCGCGGGCGCCGGACAGATACATGAAAAAGAGCTCGTCGAATACTCTCGCCCACCATTCACCCTGCCGCTTCCGCGCTACTTCGCGCAGAGCGTGTACTGTCCGCTTGCGTGACATTCGACCGCCCGTATTGACTCCGCCTCGCATCTGATCGATCGCGACGGAATCTGTGTAGAATTTCATATCTTCCTCTTTGCCCTCCAGGGGAGTATCTCCTTCAATCGGTTGCATTCGTAATTGCATGGAAAGATCGAAGCTGATCGTATCGCCTGCATCCTTTTCCAGCTCTTTTAAAAGATGGATCGGCATAGTGCTGTCCGGTCCGCCCATAAATTTACGGGAGAAATAACTGTCCCGCGCCACGTCCACGGCCAAAAACGCCGAATACATTTTCACAGCCTTGGGGTCATTTACCCCGATAATGGTCTGTCCCATGGTGAAACCTCCTTGATTTGTGATGTTAAAAAGTCTTTATGGTTCCCTTTTCCCTCATCACTTCCTGCGGTACAGGCCGGCTGTGTTTGAACCGGAACGCGGGACCGGCGCATCATTGCGCCGAATATCAAACTCTCCGCCCATATGCCTGGCGGTCGCTTTCGCTTAACGCCGCAACGGCATTTTCGAACTCTTCACCGGTGAGCTTATCGAGTGTATCGAACCGGTCTCCCATCTCCTGAGACTCGGCTAGAGGCATATTGCCGAGCGAAACGCTGCCCTTCCCCTTCTCAGCTTCGGCTTTCTTGGCCGCTGCCAAGGCTGCCCGCTTTGCCTTCTCCCTGTCGTCGCCCTCGCCTTTACGCGCAGTCCGTCCCAGGCTCTCGTCAACAGTCTCCTTGGCCTTCAGAAGAAGCTGCCGATCGGTCATCTTCTTGCCTTCCTCACTGGCCAACAATCCATTTACAACATGAACATAAGCGGCATTGAGAACCGGGTTCTCGATGTACTCCTTATTCTCTGCAAAAAACTCGCGCTGAGACGCCTGCCAGATGTTCTGAACGGTTTGGACGGCGACTTGCCTGTTGATGTCGTCGTACATTTCTATCTGAAATTTGATTTTATTCAGGGCATCACGCTTCGTGTTATAGTCCTTGACGGTGATGTCGCCTTCGTCAAGTTGCTCATCCAGAGCTGCCAGCTCACTATTGATAGATTCGAGGGTTTTACCCTCAGTACCCGCTTCCAGCTTGAACATCGGTGGAACGGGCGGCTGACCGCCTTTGTTGCCGTCATCCGCGCCAGCGCCCTCCTTGGCTTTCCTCTCCGCGTCTTCGGCGGCCAGGCGTTCCGCTTCGGCCCTTGCTGCGGCCTCATCATCCACCGCCTTCTTGTTGGCGTCCTCTTCGGCCTTCAGGCGGCCATCCTCTTCTTCCTCACTCTTGTCGTCATCGCTTTTGTCGTCTTCGGCTTCGGTTTTATCGCCATCATCGACGCCATCATCGTTCTCGGCTTCGCCGTCCTGTTCCTCCAGCGCCGCTCTTTCTTCTTCGCTGAGGCCTTCCAATTGTTCATCTGTAAACTCTGTCATGATCGGTTCTCCTTCCTCCTTTGGTTTTTGGTAATAAAAAAGCCCCGTAGAATTGATTTTTGGTCAACTCCAACGGGGCTTAGTAAGCGCGGTCGGCTTATCGGTCTATGCGGCTCTCAAGCGGGATAGACCGATGGTATGTGTTATTTCTTAATTGCGTCCTCCAGCAAACTGACGATCATCTTTAAGCCGCGAATCAGTATTCGGGCTATTTTCTTCACGTCTTCGCTCATCCCTTGTCCTTGTTATTGCTCTTAATCCCTCTCTCCGTGTGACCTCGCAGGCCTTTGCTCCTTTTAACAGCCTCGCTATCGCCACTCACACCATCACCCTTTGACTGTGCCTTTTCCATCATTTTCCGTCCATGTTCAGCGGACTCAATCGCATTTAAGGTCTGAGCTCGTTCGATCCTGAGTTTTTCCCGATCGTAATCGACGCCGGCGGCGCTCACCTGCTGATTGACCAACTCAGTCTTGATCTTCGCGGCAACGAGTTGGGCATCCTGCTCCAGCTTCGCTACCTTTGCCTGTTCCGCTGCAAGCCTGGTTTGAAGGATCTGATTCTGCAACTCGGATTCCTGAACTCTCGCATCGGCTTCCGGGTCGGGTGCAGGAGGCGCGTTCGGGTCTGCCTCGGCATCCGGTTCTGTCTGCCCGTTGATCTGCCTGATTCGCTCAACAAACTTTTCCTTCTCCGGTAAATCGGACAGGTCGAACACTAGATCCAGGAGTTGAACCGACACTTCCGGGGCCAGCTTGGTCATCATATCGCTTAACGTATCAAACATGGCCTTGCGCACCGTCGCGCTATAATCCTGCTCGGAGACAATAAAATCGGCCTGGGTCTCCGTAATATCGTTCTCTATGCGGCCGGTCTCGGGATTCGGGGCGTTTATGCTGAGGAACTCAGGCTTGTTGCCCTTACCGATGATCCGAATCTGCTCTTCATCGGTCTTGTATTGCTCAATGAGCGAGAGAGTGATCTCGCCGGAGAGTTTGAACGCCAGCCGGTAATTATCGAACAGGTCTGCCGTGATGACATGACCTTGCTCTTGCCTATTGCTGATTGCAATACCTGATACGGCATTTGTCGATCTGCCCATCAGTTCATCCGTGACGCCGGAGGCGTTTTGGAGATATCGCTCATCCTGCTCCATCAGGGCGATATGCTCGCGGGCTATGTCCCGGTCGTTTTCGGTGCTGATGCTCTTGATCTTGTCCTTTTTCATGACGGTAATGCCGTCTGGGCGCTGCCGGGAATCGTAGAACTCATTCAGCGTGCCCACCCAGGAATCCTCTTCAACGATCGTTTTGTTGCTGTTGAGGATATAAAGAGCCTTGGACCTGCGCTTATTCAGGTCTCGCTGGGGATCTCTCAGATTACGCACCATGCCATACGGCGCATTATCTTTCTTCCGCCGGAATCCCCATATGGGCACTAGAGGAAATCGATTGTGCCGGTAAGGAGCCGCCTCGTCGCTCAAAACGTGACTGCCGCAGAAAATCATCTGCCTCATTTCCAGGCGGACGGTATCAGTAGGCACACCCATGCCCATTTGAACGAGGTCGCCATGCTTAGCCTCGTCGAACTTTACGCCATTGAGCGTACCCAGATCCCGACCACCGCGCAGTACTTGCGTCCGCGCAGGAACCCGATACCATGCCTCTACCAGAAAGACGCGATTGCGCCGCGTTGTCGATACCTCTCCCGCAACGCTGAAGAATCCGCTGCCGATCATGTTTGTGTTGTTGGCGCCGCCGTCTCCGCTCAGAGACTCATCGAACGCGGGGTCATCCATAGATGATAAAAGGTTATCGACACCTTGATTCGCGACGGCGTGGATGACGTCCGCTCGGTCCGGGAACCAGGTAACGGCGTAATCCTCATCGACCCATTTCCCTCGGAATATATACCGAGCATCGGACAGATCAGGCTCCACTGCCAGGGAATCGTACCAGACATTTCGCCAGTCCTCGTAGCGGATTTGGATTTTTTCATCGACCGAATCATCCACAACGCAATGATCCAGCCAGCCGACACCGGATATCACCGCATCAGCAAACGCCATGGAACGGCGAAATCCTACATTGTTGACGTCTGAGATGTACTTCATCAGCTTAGTTTTGTTCTCCGCTCCAGGCGCGTCCTCTTCGCCCCTGGGCATAACTCGCCAGTCAATGCGGATCTTTTTCTCCGTGCCGCTGACCCATTTAATCGTAGGCTGGACCTGATTAAATATCAGGGCTTCTTGTAGTCTCTCCCTCAGAATCGCCCGTTCTTCGTCGGTCCACTGACCGGGACCGTCGTAAATCTCATGATCCCGCATCGCCTCTGTGCGCCGCTCCATTTGATTCACCCGTTCCTGCATCCACCAATCGTACACGCGGTTAAATCGTTTCCGCACATCTTCCTTGTCCAGCGGATGTTCGCCCTTCGGCGGCTTCGGCAGCCCTAAAGCTTTGAGCTCATCGAGCGCCTGAAACTCGCGGGGTTCGTGCTGTGAACTGGCGCGTATGTTTTCGAACGGCATAGCCTTTATCCCTTAATGAAAAATCGGCTCCATGTCTTCCATATTGATCGCTTTCGGCGCTTCCACGTCATAGATCGGCTCTATCTTCTCGACAGTTCCTTCGTCACGCGGTAGCATCTTCACCAGATCGTCGATCCCCTCCATGATGACGCTGGAGATGTGCGACATCAGTTGGACAAATTGCTTTTTGCCCTTCGGAACCTGAATGTCAAACAGCCTGCAGAGTTGCAGTGCCCTGTTGGCCAAGAATGATTCAAAATGATCGTTGTGATCCTCGCTGTACTTCCAGGCATCGTCCATCTTGATAATGAATCGCTTGCGATTATCCCGAACTACCGGACCCAAGAAAAGCGCTGGTTTCCCCTCGTAGTAACCCAATGTCCTGCCGATCATTTTCATCTTCACACCGCCATTGCGTTTTTGGGTAAGCTCTTAGCCAGCTTGCTCCATGAATTGCTGCCGCTGGTTGATGGTTTCACCATGCTCATGTCCGGGTCGCAAATGCGGGCCAGGCAATCGAGCATGTCGTCATGCACGGACACAGGGAACGCTCGATACTCGTCTTGGATGAATGATTGGACAAGATCTACGGATCGGCCATCATAGGTTTTCTTCCATAGGATTCGCGGAATGTAGATTCTTCCGGCCTCAAATAGTGGAATCAGTTTCCGAATTCGATCATTTTTTGGGATGTTGCCTTTCAGTTCCGTGATGTTAAACCGATAGTTCTCCCGGTCCATACGGTCCTGCATGTGCTCGATGTCCGCCTGCATCCCGTATCTCTCATAACCAACATCCAGCGGCCGGTATTCCCGATGAAGCCTGAAAAGTGCGTCGGCTCGCTCCTTGAGATTGAGTCTGTCCCGTAGTCCATCGATGAGATAGTAGTTATCGTCTCCACCTCGTCCGACAACCAACATCACCGTGTAGTCGTTCATTTTTTTCTTCTCGGATGCGGGATCACAAAGGATGTAAATATTGAGGTTTGATGTAGTTGGCGTCCATTGTCGGAGCCATTTATCCTTGAAACCCTGAGCTTCATCGGCTTTCGGGTCCATCAGCATCTGACATGAAAATGTATAAGACCCCATCTCTGTGCGCTTCTCGGCCAGTTGCTCACGGCTCAGTAGAACTGGCTCGCCCTCTACCTTCCCGTCAACAGTTGCCGTATGGATTCGGGGGATCGCTGCTTTGCGGTCCATGATGACGCGGTAGGTGTCGTTGTAGTGATAACGTGTACCAATGTAGCGTTTACGGCCATTCTCGGATAAAAGATTGAGTGATAATTCCCACGCATCAGTTGTCTTTTGGATCATTTCAGGTGATGTGACGCTTTCCCTGGTCACAACGTCGTCATAGATGATCAGATCAAAATGCCTTGATGTCGGCTGGCCGTCTACCAGCCCCCAGGCCTCAACCGTGCTCTCCTTCGGATTAGTTGTTCGTCTAACAATAATCCCATCATCCTCTGACCATTTCGGCGCCTCTTTCTGCGGGTTCTCCCACAACACATCATCAAAAAGATATTTCAGGAGCACATTGTATTCGAACTCGCGCTTGACTTGTCGCAGGAACGATTTTGCTATTGGTCGTGTGTGACTGAAAATTCCGACGGTGATATCAGGGTTCTTGAGGATTTCCTGGATGGTGAGGGCAAAAGTGATGATCGTTGACTTGTAATGAGCTCGCGCCCACAGATCCAGGTGATTGTCTGGATTGGCTTGAACCTCTTGGCAACGCTCGTATAGCCAGCCGCGGTCGGCATCTTTCCTGCCGAGAATCCAGGTAAGAAAGAAAAAGAGGTTTTCCTTGCAGAGCTGCCGTTGAGCCCCTTTAGATGGCTCCTCGCCCTGCTGCTTCATCCCTGCCAGATACGCAGTAAGCGCACGAACTCTCTCGTCTTTAATTGTCTCGGAGCTAAACGACGCCATACTTCGCCTTCATCGCTGTTAAAAGTTCGGCAAATTTATCTTCTGCTGATACTTTGATTGTTGCGTTCAGGTTGATCTCTTGCTTGTCGTGCAATAGGCTGTGATGTCTGGCCAACAGCTCCAGTCCCTTTATTTTGTCGTACAGCTCAAAATCCAGGGTGATTTCCATTATCTGATCGCCCTCGGCTGTACTTTTAATGATCCGGCGTTCTTTGATCTTGCGGATCGCTTTACTCTTGCCTTTAGGAAGTCGATCAAGCGGGATGACTGTTAAAGCACCGCCCTCATCGACGTGCACGTAATCAGCCATATCTGAGGATGCAACCACAC